GGGAGTTCCGACACCCGGATCAGGTTGTCAGACCGGATAGTCAATGAACATGTAAGGTTGGTATCAGAGAGTTTATTCCGGGCACAGATGAATGTGGTTGGTGTAGGGGCCGAGGATATCGGAAAGGCAACCTTGTGGAGTGACCTCCTTTCATGGTTGGTCCACCAGAAGGTAACCGGGGAACTCCGGGCACAGTCGGAGATCCTTGCTAATTCAGTATTTTCAGACCACCCGGCAGTTGGCATAATGGGGGTCTACTGGAAGCAGACCACCGGGTTGGAACCAACCAAGGTCAATGTTGAAACCATTGCCAATTTCATAATGCAGTCCGGTGGCTCACCGGAGAGCATCGAGAACGTGATGCTCATCCTCCAAGATCCTGACACCCAGGATGCTGCAATGGAGTTACTAACGTCACAATTTCCTGGTGTGGAGAAGAAGGCACTCCGTTCAGCACTTAAAGATTTTAGAAAAACGGGAGAGGCAATTCTTCCCACCCCGGCAATAATTGAGAACCGACCCTGCTTCCAGGCACACCGGGTATTTGACGACATATTTATTCCATCCAACACGCATGACATGCAGTCAGTGCGTTGCGTGTTCCGCAGGCAGTGGTACACCGAGGTTGAGGTCCGTGAGAAGGAGCATACAGAAGGTTGGTCCAAGGAATTTATCGAGGAGATCCTCAAGCATGAAGGCAAGAGCAGTTATGACTCCGGTTACAACAACATTCCTACCGGGTATGGGTTGGAGTCACTGAACGATCAATCAACCGGACCACATGAAGGGCAGTACGAGGTTTGGTACTCTTATAAGAAGGAGTCCGACAACAACGGTATCCCCGGCATTTACTGCACATCCTTCTCACCAATGGTAAAGGATGAGTTTGGGAAGCATGAGTTGCTCTCCTATGCACACGGCAAGATGCCATTTGTTTTGTTCAGTAGAGAACGTCTGTCCCAATCAATTTTCGATTCCCGGTCCATCAACGAAATTTGCCAAACCTACCAGTACGAGATGAAGGTCCAACGGGACTGCCGTACTGATGCCACAATGATTTCTACCCTGCCCCCGTTGCAGGTTCATGCACGCCGGGGAGGGCTGAATCTGTTACTTGCACCGGGGGCACAAATTTCAGTTCAACGTCCTGATGATATCGGTTGGCTCAACCCACCACCGATGCCCAATGGCAGTATTGAAATTGAGCAGAGGTGCATCACGGACGTTGAAGAGTATTTTGGTGGATCAGTCGATCCGCAGAAACGTCTGCTATACCAGCAGTATGTGGTCAATCGTTGGCTGGACGGATGGAAGGAGTGTCTGAATCAAGCATTTGCACTCTGCCAACAATACTGGTCCCCACAGTTCATCCAGAGAATAACCAATGCAGGCCCGGAGGCAGTCATGGTTGCCCAGGAGGATATCATAGGGCAGTATGATCTGGTGCTACGTTTCAGTGCTGCCAACCTGGACCCCGAATTTACAGAGAAGAAACTGAAGGCAATTTCATCACTCATCCTCCCAATGGATGCAACCAATGTCATTGACCGGAGTGCCCTCATCAAGATGTCCATCGAGATGCTTGATCCCCAGATGGCACAGACCTTGGTCATGTCAGATCAGGCAGCATCCATGAAAGAAGTGGATGAGGAACAGAATGCCTGGGTAAAAATCGGGATGGGTATTGAGCCAAAACTGGAGGAGAGTGCAAACTTCCCACTCCGGTTGCAAACGGCACAACAGATTTTATCAACGTCACAGGAGTTGCAGGCCAAACTCCAACAGCAACCCCTCATTGGTCAACTTGCCGAGGCAAGGTTAAAGAACCTACAGTTTGGTATCCAGCAGAGACAGAATGCCCAGACAGGCAAGACAGGTGCTGCTCCGGTATTATCCGGGGCAGAAGCACAGCAGGGACCACCACCGGGACCACAACCGGGACCACAACCACAAGAGGCAATGTATTAATTTTGTTGGTATCTATCCCTGCCACAGAATCCATTGGGGTTTTGCTGGGGCAGGGAGTTGGGGTGGTGGGGTTTTATTTGGTCATTTTTCTCCACCACCCCTTTTTAATTTATGGCAACAGCAGCAAAGAAGAAACCTCCGGCAATAATCGTTCAACGGGACAACCCGTTGACCCCCTCCCAGATCAAGGACGGGTTAAAACAACTGGGGCCGGACGATGCACTGCCCTTCCAGGCACTTCAGCATATCATCGATCAACTGCTGCTGGGTCAGGTAAATGAAGTTGCCGACCCCCGGACGGTAGAGATGCCGACCCGGATGGCACACTGCTCCGGTGCCATTGATGCACTGGCAACACTCAAGTCCCGGATTGTCGAATTGAGAACCCAGTAGGGTTCCAGACGGTTCCAGACGGTTCCACACCATCAGCACCCCTTTGCCGGGGTGACTGCACCACTGTATTTCGAGGTTACGCAGACGGGGACTGCATAACCCTTGCAAAATACATGAGTGAACCAGAACAGGTCGCACCTGAAACAGCAGAACCTTCACCACCAGAACCGACTGAACCCACCCTAATGGATGAAGTCACATCGTTACTTGACAGCACCACTGTCAGGGATGAATCGGACGGGCAACAGGTAGTTCCGGAAGAAGAACCTGACACAGCAGAACCGGAACCGGAGGCATCCGAATCCGAGGAGGAACCGGAGGAGTCCCAGGACGAACCCGAAACCGAACCGGAAGAAGATCCGTTCAATAAGAGCAAGGGGGTTCAGAAACGAATTTCCAAGTTGGTCGATGCCCGTAAAAAGGCAGAGGCAGAACGTGATGAGGCACTTGAGGAACTGGAGCAGGCACGGCAGCAACCCGTCCAAAAACGACAGGATGCGGATAGTCCACTTTCGGAAGTATCCAGCCATGAGGATCTCCAGACTTTTGAGTCTAATGTCAAAGCACTGCACTACTGGTTGATCGAGAACCCGGAAGGGGGCACCTACAAGGATGCTGCCGGACAGGAACACGAAATCCCATATGAGCAGGCCCGGAAACTCCAGGTCTCCACAAGCAAGGATATTTCTGACAATATCCCGGCAAGGAGATCACAGATAGACCACCGGACCCAGGCAACCACACAGGCAGTTAAAACCTTCCCGTGGATGAAAGATGCCAAGTCCAACGAGTACAACAAGGTGGTTGAGTTTCTGGCAGCAGACCCGGCACTGAATGACTTCTATCAGAAGAGTCCAATCGGACCACTTCTAGTCGGATACCTAATTGAGGGCACCAAGGTCGTTCAGTCCAGAAAGTCAAAAAGCACTACTCCGGCAAAGGCACCAAGCATACCCGGTCCTGCTGCAACTGAATCAAGAGTTCAGAAAAGTTCATCGAAACAAACAACTGCCCTTCATGAACGGGCACTGAATACCGGATCTCAGGGTGATGTCGCAAACTACCTAGAATCATTACTATAGAAAAGGGGGCCAAAGATGGCACTTTTAATTGAACGAGATCAAATTGGTGTAAGGGAGGATCTATCCTCATTGATTGCAAATGTGGACGCACGATCCACTCCTTTACTTTCACGCATTAAATCCGGGGACGCACCCGGCAACACTAAACTTGAATGGCAAGTTGATGACTATCCAGCAGTTGGTATAACTGGCATTGTTGATGAGTCTGAAGCAGGTGCTTTCGAGAATTTTGGCACCCGTGCAGTGATGCATAATTATGTTCAGATTTCCGAGAGGAAGCCTCAGATTTCCCGTCTTGCTGACACCGTTTCTGACGTTGCCGGACTTGGCAAAAAGGAAATGGCCCATCAGATTGCCAAGGGTCTGACCATGCAGAAACGTGATATCGAAGCACGTTTTTGTGCAGACGAGGATGCCCAGATCGGCACATCCTCCGTTGGTTACGAAACCCGTGGTCTTGCACAGTTCATCGACAACACGAACTCAACTGTTGCTGCCACACCCACAGGATACACACCATCCGCAGCCCAGGTTGATGAAACAACAACCCTTGCCAATGTGAACGATGACACGATTCGTGACATTCTGGAGGGAATCTGGAACAACACTGGAGTTCCCGGCACATTCGTTGGTCTTTGCGGATCGGCAATCAAGAAGAAGATCAGTGACCTGACCTCTTTTGTTAACTCTGCCGAGGTCAACATTAACGTCACCGACAGCAAGGTATCCCAGATGGTTGATATCATTGACGGTGACTTTGGCGTAGTGGAACTGCACCTCAGTTCATTTCTGAAGGTCAGTGGTAGTCCTCTGGCTGGAGATGCCAACTGCCTGCTGGTACTGGATATGGATAAACTGGAAGCACGTTATGCTCGCCGAC